TGTCAAATCACGCTTTGCAAGTGCTTTCATAAATGCTGTGTGATACTCTGGTGATTTTACAATCTCCCTTGCATCTCTTGGTAAAGCATTTATGCTCTGCTCAACAGGATTAACACCTCTTTCTTCAGCATTAATCTCACTCCATCTTTCAAGACGTGAAATCTGGTCTGTATAATTTTTAAAGTTTGCATCTGCGGCATCCCATTGTGCCAATTCCTCGGCATTCATTAGACGACCTTCTGCAGATGCTCTCCTTTGCAAGTCTTCCATTATAGCATAATCGGAAGCCCGCTTCTCTCTCAATAATTTAGAGTTCATTATTTTGTTTTTAAATTTAATAAATGCAGGGCATTCCTGCGTAGCTCGTTCTGTATATTAATTTCTGACCTAACAGAAATATCAATTATTGTTTGCAAATCTTTATCTATTTCCTTTGTAGCGTCATAACTTCTTTTAGCTACCATTGTATCAGGATTAGCTGGATAGGTTACCGGAGAAACATCATACACTTTTTTAATTGAACGTATAACTCTTTTAGGCTTCATTCCTTTTCTTTCCTGCCAGTCCTCTGCCTCTACGGTAAATGCAAAACTACTTTGGTAAACATCACCACGTTTAACCATCTCTAAAAGATCATTGCCTAATGTAGTGTTTGGTGCCTCAAATTCATATTCCATTGAATTACCGGTAACATTTAGCTTTAAGGTACCAGATGATGTTCTTGCAAGTACCATATTTTGATCATGGTTAAATAATGCTACAACATCATTCATGTCTGCCTGACTTAATGATTCTGGAGACATTTCCTCATCGTACCATCCCATGTCATAGGCAGAGTTAAACACTGTGGCAGTACCAAAAATAGTACGGCTTTCTGGTTTAGCCCTTAGTTCAAAATTTATGCTTCTCTTTTCCATATATTTTAATCGTTAGTATCGTTACTATCGTCGTTTATATCTAACTTATCTTCATCTTTCTCATGTGACATTCCTTCTTTCGATGGCTCTATCTTAATGTTAGATGCTAAAGGCAATTCATAACTATCTCCACCTTCGTAAGGATTCATATTTTCCTTTATCCGGATTTCGTTTGGAGACATCGCTAATACATTTCTCATAGTTGTATAATAAGAAGATCTTGCTGCTATATCACCACGAAGCAAGCCATCAAGATTAAAGCGAGTTGTAAACTTTTCCTTTTCTGCCTCAAAAAATATCTTCTTATTAAATTCTGCCTCTATTGTTTCGCATAATGGCATGATAGTATAATTTACAAACATTTGGCTTAACTGTTCCATGTTGCCAAATGTAGCTTTATCCATATCCTCTAAAAGAACACCAGGAACACCTGTTATCCTTGCAATGTCGGAAATAGTAGCTTTCTTTGTTTCGTTAAATGCTGCATCGGCAGGATTTAAACCTACCTTTTGGAAATCCATTCCTTCTTCTAAGATAGCAGTTCCTCCAGCGTTTTGACTTCCACCAAATGCTCTGTTAAAGCTACTTTTTAGTCTATCGTATGCCTCATTAGTTAATCTTCCAGGATGCTTTAAAACTCCGTTTAAGTGCGCACCATTTTTGTAAAAGTTAGCACCATAATTTCTGTTGGCTAATGCTAACCCAAAATTGTCACGGTGAACGTCTGGCACTAACAACGCCTTAACACCATCCCATGCAAGATTAGGTATATAGATGATATTCTCACCTCTATATGTCTTGTTGTTTTCTTTATTCTTAAATACAAGTTCATTCCTGCTATTATATCCTATCTCCATTTTGGTAGGATTTAAAATAGTAAGGCTGTTAATTCTTGTAGTTATGCTATTCCTATTAATGGCTGCGTAAAATGCACCATGCGCTAAATAGTGAAGCACCATTGTTTTGTAAAACGTATGCGAAGTGTATAACTCCGAAGGCTCTCTGGATACTACCTTGTAATTAGGATGATCCTTTGCTATTCTTATACCACCATTATCTTCTTTCTCAATAATATCAAAAGGTATAGAGGCAATAACACCTCCAAGTATTTGAGTAGCTCTGTAAAAAGCAGGAAGACCTATAATTGCGTATTCATCAACCGCTACACCAGCGGCACTGCCACGCTGAAACAATGCACCTAATGTGTCACCGTTTATTGGTGTAGATGGATTTTCTATCGAACCTCGTTTCGACGAAAAAAAAGACCGCATGGAGTTAAGTATAGCCATGCGGTAAAAATAAACAAAATCAGTATGAAAATTACAACTTACAGTAACACGTTAAACAAACCTAATATCCATATAGTTTTTCTTTGCTTTTCTAAAGCTATTGTATGTACTATATTTCTCATCAAGTCCTAGCTCTCCTCTTTCCTCCTCTAATTTCTGCCAGGCATCTTCATGCCTTGGATAATCGCTCACAAGTTCGTAAAATCTGTGAAAATAACCACTGGTGCAATTAATCTGCCTAACTTGTTGTGCGTACTCATGTTTCTTCATTAATATCTCCATAATTGACATTTTTAGATTTTCAATTAGGTACATTACAACATTAATAATCCTTGTTCGCGTTCTCCGGATGTGTAGATAGTTGGTCTATCCTCTACCATGATTTGAGCGTAAGCCATTATCATCGCAACAGGCCCATCTACTTTTTCTGTTGACTTCGCTTTATCTATCTTTATATTTCCTGCCGGATCAAATCTAAGCATTACATTTGTCATCATCCATTCCATTACTGGATTTCCATCATGAGTAATCTCATTCGATAAAAACATCTTTTCTATTTCTTTTGTTGGTGCAGACATCGAAATAAAGCCTTGTCCGAACGGTTTCATGTTCGCTCCATCATTTGTGAGCTGTATAACCAACTGGGAAGCGTTCCACCGGTCAAAAGCAATACACTCTATTTTATACTTTGCCGTTAGCTCAATAACTTTAGCTTTTATAAAATCGTAATCGGTTACGTTACCATCTGTCATGATAATATCACCATCCTGTGACCATTGAATATAAGGAACTCCATCTGAAAGAGATCTCTCCCTAACGTTATCCTCTGGACAAAAGAAATAGGATTTTATATGTGGTTTATCAAGTCCTGCCTGCACAGGGAAACAAAGAACTAAAGCAGCAATGTCACGAGTAGAGGCAAGGTCTAATCCAGCAAAGCATTTTTTATTATAAAGTAAATCATCATCTACTTTTAGCCTTGTTTGTTCAATGTAACTATTAGAAATCCAAACACTGGAAGTAGTTGTCCATACGTTTAGATTCTTTGTCATGAATTGTATTTGTTTTGCGGCTCCTTCGTTCAATGCCTTTTGAAATTGGTCATCCATGTAACTTATATACGGAGTAACGCCAAGGTTAGGATTGCTTTTTGTCCAATTCTTTTTATCCTGCCAATCGTCACCTTCATCCAGGCAAAAAAGCAAAGGAAACACGCTATTATCTACTTTCCTTTTCTCCAGAATATCCACCATCACTTTCCGGAATTGGTAGCATGGTGATTCACGGTTAAATCCAGCCGTAGTGGTAATAAGGAGTAATGGCTGTGAACGCGAACCCATGCCCGTTTCCATTACCTCTAAGACGTCACTTGTTTTATGCGAGTGATATTCATCTATACCTGCATAATGTGGATTCAAACCGTCTAATGTATCTGCTTCCGATGCAACAGCTTCAAATTTACTATTAGTGGATGGTACGTTGCAATTATACTTTAAAACATTGACCAACTTGTTAAAAGTGCGTGAATCTGCCTTTAGTGATTTAAGCATCACCTTTGCCGTATCAAATGCTATCCTTGCCTGATCTCTGGTAGTAGCAGCCGTATAAACCTCCGCTCCCGTTTCATTGTCACAGAGGAAACAGTAAACAGCAATGGCAGCGGCTAACTCCGTTTTCCCATTCTTCCTTGCTATTTCAAGGTAAGCCTTGCGGAAGCGTCTGCCTCCATCTTTTCTCTGCCCTCCGGCATACTAAAGGAGAATTTGCTGGGCAAAGGTTTAATATACAACCTTTTCAGGAGTTTTTT